CTCATCGGCCAGTTCGCGCCTTATCGTCATCCCACGATGCAGGTCAGCGCCTTCGGTGGCCACAGCGTTGGCTTCGTCCCTCAGTGCCAGAATCTGTTTATCAGCAGCCTGCGGATTGACCACAGAGGAATTCCATCTGTATCCAAGCCGCTCACGAATCTCTTCTAGCACCTTGCTGTATGCCCTGCTCATCCACATCGCATGCTCTTCATCAGTCAGGCTATGCCACATGCGAGAGCCATCAACATCACCACGGCGCATTTCTTCTTCCCACTGCAGGTTGCGTGCGATGCTGCCGATAGCGTCAGGGTCAGCAAAAGCCAGCGCCTGTTGCGCCGCATCAATGCCGTATGTCTTGCCAGCCACATCCTGCCAAGCTGGTGAATTGCCTGAGGAGGTGGTGTATAGGCCAACCAGAAATTCCTTCACCGACTCTCCGTGAGCTTCGCGTGTGCCAATGCCCACATCAACTTCGGCCCTGTCGGGCAAATAGGTTTGGTCAGGACTGGTGGTGTCGGTGTTAACTTCGCCTTCCGGAGCAGAGCCGCCGACTTCCCCAGGCCTGCCGGCATGGTCAAAGTTACCACTCCCAGCACCGCCTTCGAGTAGCTCACTCACCAGCGCCTCAAGCGCCTCATTGGTGCGCTTCATCACCCAGCCCACGCCGGTCTCCTGCCAGCGCTGCCGAAAAGCCACCCATGCCCTCTGATAAGGGATGGTAGAATTAGCCGCCTTGGCCGCATCATAATAGACCAGGAATTCATCATACAGCTGCTCAGTCCCGAACACACTCTTTCTGAGCAACTTAGCCACATTCCTCTCGCGAGGGTCAATGGGGTTGAGCCGTTCCTTGGCAGTGAAGACGATGTCGGTCTCGTCGTTGAGTTGGTGGCGGTTGCCCTTGGTGTCGGTCAGGTATTTGGCCCCACCCAGTTCGCTGACGATACCTGCGGTGTAGAAGTTGCCGCGCAGGAACACAGCCTCAGCGCCGGCACGCAGTCCACCTATATCTGAAACTAGACCCGCGCCCATTCCACTGGCGGCCTTGGCTGCAATCTCCAACTGGCTGACACTGACGTTGGGCAGCGCTCGGTAGTCCTGCCCAGCACGGTCTATGATGCCTTTATTGATTTGTCGCCTTATGCCTATCCATTCTGCCTTTTCAGGCCCATCGGTCAGAGATATCATTTGACGAGCTTTGAACATGGCGCCAAACATATCGTCAATCTCTGCTGCCAGAGCACCGCCCATAGGGTTGCCCTGTTTGTCGGTCACGCTCGCCCATCGGCCTTCAGCACTCAGTGCTTGAGGCGTGGCAGAGCCAGCATAGCTTCTAGCGGACGTAGAGGGTGCAGGCTGGAACTCCAAATGGCAATAGCACCGGAACATACACTTCGTATCACCAGCGCGTGGGGTCGTGGGCAGTGTGCGCCACGTCCACTTACGGCTGGCCAGCACAGGACAGTCCTCGCAGTGCTCTTCCGGAACCTCACTCAGCACCCAGTGTATTTCCAGGTCATCCCCAGCGCCATTCACCATACCATTGAAGAACTGAGCTTTGCCTGATTCGGCATAATACTCTGCGCGCTGCAAATAGGGATGGACCGCCACATGATTCGGATTATCAATATCCATCAGAAATTTCTTAAAGAATGAGCTCTCAAAGCGCCGCGCCTTGCTCATGAAGGCCAGGTCTTTGTCGGGCAGGCCTATCTTATCATAATAGGGATTGCCCACAGCCATCGCTCCGGCCTTGAACATCGTCTTATAGTTGGCGCCTGTGATAGCCTTCCATTCGGCAATGGCTTTATCAATCCCCAGCCCACCGCCTTGATAGCGGCTTATCAGGTCAACCATCTGGCCCTTGAATTCGGCCAGTGTCTTGGCATAAAGCTCATAACCAGCTTTCACGATGTCCTGGTCTCGGCTCATGCCCAATCCAAAGAAGATATTCGTCTGGCCCTGCATAATAGGGTCACGAGCTGTAGCTCCGCTGATAGCTTTATCGCTCTCCTCTAGCTGAGGAATTATCTCTAGTATCTTTTCAGCGCTCAGCCACATCTTCTACCTCTTGTCTCGGAGACTGACCTCCCTCTCGCGACCGACCTTGATATACTTCTGGTCGGCGTCTTCTTTGCGCAGCCGCCAGCTCACAATGTCCTTCAGGTCATTGAGCATCGTGCGGATGACAGGGTCACGCCGTATAATCTCAGCTGTGCTAGGTGGGAGAGCCATCTGATTGTCAGGTGCCATCCCAGCCGCCGCAGCAGCGTCACCAGCAGCGCCAGCCGCCGCACCCTTCGGTGTGGGAGCAGGACCACCAGTGCCATCACTGGGCATAGCCGCAGCATACTTCTTCACTTCGTCGTCGTCGAAGTCCAACAGCTCACGCAGGACATATTCCGTATTGACCACGCCCACATCCACAGCCAGCACTCTAGCGATGCCAGCCTTGACGCTGAGCATCTCCCACTTGAGCATCTCGTCACTCGTGGCCAGCTCAGGGAATTCAATCGTCCACTCAAAGCTGCCAGGGTCAACGCCCTTCAGAATGAAGGCCATCTCGTAGAACTTCTTGAGTCCAGGCATGAGATTCTGCTGACGCCGCCGCACTTGGCGCGCGAACTGAACGTCAATGAAGCCCATCGTGGCGCGAGCGTTCACGCCCTCTTCCAGACTCACATAGGCCTTGGGCATTGTGCAGGCCACCAGGAACTTCCTCTGCAGATAGAGGATGTCCTCAATGCGCCCAACATTAGGGTCGCCACTCAGCGTCTTCACGTCGGCCTTGCTGTTGCCCATGACCGGAATACCCACGTCCTCGTCAGGCATCAGCGGAATATCCAGCAGGCTGCTCTGCATCTGAGACGAGGCGCTGTCGTTGCCGATGCGCCGTGACTTAACTCTATCCATGAATTTCTGAACGTATGCAAAGGCATCGTCCGGACTCATGTTCGGTGTATCAACCATGAAGGCCCAGCGCTGCCAGGCTCGGCTGATGCGCGCAATGACCAAAGCGTCGTCGCACCATATCAGTTGACGCCCAATGCGCAGCGCCGCTGGACTAAAGACGCTATTGTCAACGCCGTAGATGTCGCTGCCAACCTTGAAATGAATGATGCGCCACCAATCCAAAGGAATGCGTTCTGTGGTGCCCTGTGCCTGCTGATAATACGGCTTCGTGGGGTCAACCATATTGCCATACTCATCCACATTGGCGTATATCTCATTCACAGGTAAAATCTTGAGCTTCAGTTGTTCAAGGTCGCCTTCAACGCCAGCCAGCACCTGCTCAGCGAAAACGTCACCGTCGCGATTGAGCTTGCGAGTGATGTCCCAGACCTGGTCTTTGATTCTAGTTCGGTCTTCAACCTCTTGGATGATTTCTTCCATCCGTTCAACGTCAGCCGAATCCTCATCAATGGCCACATAATAGTTTTCGTCGCCGCCCACAGTGCCGCTCACGACATTGTCGGCATAGACGTTCAGTGTAGCGCTAGCTTCAGCCAAATTTTTGTCAAGGAACTCGCGCTGACGATATTTCTCAGCCCTGGTCCCAGAGCCAGACAGCATGTCGTCATAAATGGCACGCCACGTCCTCATCATGCCAGCAAAACCACTCAGGCCGTCTGCCTTTTTATATTCAGTCGACTTCTCAGGCTCCGTCTGCAAGAACTTCTGCAGCCGCTTGCGCACTGAGTCAACGAAGGACGAATTTTTTTCTTGTTCAGGCATCACTTCCTCACGATTCTACTCCCACCCATCATGGTGCGAAGGTCTTCTTCCGACTCACGCGCCACACGCGCCATCTCACGCGCTTGGGGATTGGCCATCAGGTCAGGTTTCTTCACAGCCTGTGGCAAACGGCTTTCCATCTGTCGTGCGCTCATGCCGCCTTCGGCTATGAATGCTGTCCACACCGCGCCGCACAACGCATCAGCCACGTCCTTGGAGCCGTTGGATGGATGGTCAACTTTGTCCAGCTTCTTCTCCAGCCTGCTCAGCTCCTGCTCCAGCTTTTCATAGTGGTACAAGAGGATGCGTTTGTCATAAAAGCAATTCTTCAAATAAGCGTATTGGCTCATGTCGCGGTCAACACTCAGCTTGTATGCATTATAGCCGCGACTGTTCAGCTCCTGGATGCTGTCAGTGCTCTGATAGCTGTCATATGTGACGTCAGAGACCGACATACCATGGTTGCGCAGCTCGTAAATGATGTTGCGTATCTTGCTGAAATCAATAGAGCCGCCGACCGGAGGGTTGATTCTCAGCACCAAGTCAGTTTCATATACAGCCTCATCAAACTGCTTGCCGCTTTCCATGATGGTCTTCCAGCCAGAGATGTGAACCACTGCCAGGCCGGCACTGTCGCCGGTCTCAGCCAAGTCGACATGAATGTAGCGCCGCTTGCCAGGATTGCGCCGTGGCGTCAGGCGGTCGGTCTTCTCATCCTTGACAAACAGCTGGCTCACTTCCATGTGCGAGCCGTCCATGAGGGTCGTCTCTTCGCGCGTCCAAGGGTGATTCAACTCAGGACTGATTGCGTCATAGATGACGTCAGTGTCAGCAAAAAACGGGCTGATGGCTCGTGTGACTTCTCCGCCAAAGTCTCGCACCGACCCCTCAATGTCCCTGTAAAAGTCATCCCAAAGCTCAGTTGGGACATTGAGCACCTTGCCTTCCACATCAGTAAAGCCTTTCTCCGTCAACTCGCCAGAACGCTTGTCCCATGACTCCAAGAGTCGTGAACCACGCCTGCTCGTTCCGACCTCAACACGGAACGTCTTGCCGCAATACACCGGCGTGCCATGAATCATCACACCTCTCTTGGCCTCCCAAATCGACTTTCGAATGACTTTGACAGTCTTGCCTAGCGAGCCATCAGCCTCAGCTTCTTCGATTCGTCGTTCAATAAAGTCATCAGGATATTGCGCAGACGAGAGCAGAAAGAACTTGCCCAGCGCCAATCCGCCAGCGCTGAACCGACCCTTCATACGTCTGCCAATGACATCATACAGTCTTTGAGCAGGGTCAAAAGCCTCACCAAAACTGCGCTTGGATTTTTCGATGACCCGAAAGAAATTCAGCTCATCGCCGATTCCAGCATATATGTCGTCGCCTAAGGCAGACAGTGAGTCTCCTGTCCCTGGTTTGAACAATATTTGAGCACCTGTGCGCGCCTTCAGGTCAGCAGCATCGTGACTTGTGCGCCACACCAGCGAGTCAACCAGCCGCAAGTCTCTGGGAAACTTCTCCCGAAAGTATGGGCTCATATCCACCATGGTCTTGACTCTGGTGAAGATGACCTCACGCGCCTTCTGAGCAGTGACGCTCATGTTGATGATAACAATCGGGCTGGCCTCAGAACCTCCCAGCCAGTGATGAGGGTTGTTGTAGCAGCCCATCACATAAACTACATATGTCATGGCCATCGCCGCCATGAAGGTCTTACCGATGCTTGTAGCGCCGGTCAGAATGACTTCAATGTAGTTGTTGTGGGGAGCAAAGATGTCAAGCATGTCCGGAACATTCTCTGGATACAAATCCTTGGCGACCTTGCCCATGTAATAATCATCAGCCAGAAAGCGCTCAATTGGCACCGGAGGCAAGCCGTTGCGATACACTTGGTCCATCTCGCCGACGACAGAGTCCAATGATAAACCATCAGTCTCCATCCGGTCGACGATACCTTCGATGTCAAAATCAATTTCACGACGCATCGGCTTCTATGTCCACGACCACAGCATTGACCTTGGCCATCTCTTCCTGAACACGGGTCACGAACCACACCAGCAGGTCCTGCTTCTTGGCCACAAACTCAGCCATCAGCCGGTCCTTCATGTCAGCAGGAAGATTTTCAAAACTCTGCTCCAGAAAGCCGCGCCGCATTGAGCGCTCAGTCTGATTGAGCAGTGGCTCAGCTTCTTTGAAGAAGGCTTCCGACTCGTTTATCCAAAGCGCCACCAGCCGCGCTATGCCAAGCTCCTTGTATGGTGTCTCAGCATAAATGCCTTCAGCCAGCCGCTCAGCCTCTTGTTCAATGTATTTGCTGTAACTGCCGCTGACTTTTTCATAGGCTTCCAGCCGTGCCTTTGCACGCGCCACAGTCCTGAATCCAACCTCACTCACCGCGCCTTTGACAACGCTGATAGCCGCTTGTTCAGCGGCAACCTGAGCTTTGGCCTCTTGGAACGCGCTGGGACTGTCTAGGTCAGTCATTTTTTACCTCGTTTTTGTGGTGCAGGGTGTTGCTAGCGTGGTTTTCCCTCAGGAGGGCGTGGTTAGCCTTGGTGGGGTGATTTTTCATCGATAAACACATATTTCTGTCGTTGCCCTATACTATACCTTCGGCCACGACTTTTCTGTTACATTCCCGCCTGGTGCCTATCAGAACGGCCAGCGTTGAGACACACACCACAGCCAAACCTGGCATTCCAGCTGCACAGGAATGACCTCAACCGGAGCCTCGTGGCCATATCGGTCATTCATGTATTCAGCGCGGCGCTTATCGGTGTAAAGGCCTGAGAATGCACAGCCCATTTTTCTCATGCTTGTCACCAGATAAATGTTGTGCATATAATTAGACTTCGTCTAATTCAGGAATTGTCACTTCCCAGCCCATATTGGTTCCACATGAATCCCACACTTGGAACAATAATAGTCGTCCGTCGTGACCTCACCGAAGCACTTGGGACACACCGGAATGCTGAATTGAATCCCTGCTGGTCCGACCTGACCCTCGGGTCCTGTCAGCAAACGCTTTTCCTCTTCACGCACGATGCGGCCCAAATAGCTATACATCGCCATGTCGCGCAGTGTGTCGTCAACCGACTCGTCCTTGACCTTTGTCAATCCGCTCTTGACGAATGAGCGCAGGCGGCTGAATTTGTCGCCAATGCGAACCACGATGCCCATGAATCCAAAGTCTTTGAAATTGAGCAGCGCATCGTCGTCACCTGAATAGTCGTGGCCCTTGGCCTTGAGAATCTCCATGTCGGCTTTGAAAAGCTCTTCCATCCGCTTGTCGCGCTCCTTAGCTTTCATATCTGCATCTCCCTTTTCACGATTGTCTTTTCGGTGGGTCGTCGTTCCAAGCAACTGAGTGCCAGCACTCACACGAGGGCAGAAAGCCGCCAAAGTCATAACGCTGAAGAATGTCAGCCCACTCCAGCCAGCGGCGCTCATAGAGCTTGACTTGGTCAGTCAGCTCTATGCGATATGGAAGAATCATTGGCAGCAGAAGAAATCTCCTGACCACTCGCTGACTGTGAGCCTGTGGCAGCTGGCTCCTCATCGCAGCGCTGCCCTTGCGTCTTTTATCATGTCGTCAAACATGCTGCGATAAGCCACTCGCGCAGAACGTCTCACTGTTGAGCGCGTGGTGCGCTCATGCTTGGCCCTTTCCTCGCGATAGATTTTCGACACATGCTCAGTCGATATGCCGAAATAAGCCGCCAGCCGGTCGCGGTTGGGTCGGTCATTCTTGGTGTCAAGCGTCTCCCTCACCACTGTGTTGCGATATGTGCGCCACACAGTTTCAACCTTTGGGATTTTCACTATCTCGCCACTGAAGGAGCTGATGATTTTGATGACCATGTCGTCAGGGAACAGCATCATCAAATCGCCCACCACTGAGTTGGGTGAAGCCTTGGCCAGCGATTCCAAGGCCTTGTGAATAACAGCTTCGCTTTTATCCGACATCTTCAATCTCCCTTCCGACTAGGTCTTTGACGCTGCGTTCGAACATGGTCTTGGCCCACTTGCTAGTGCACATGCCAGGATGCCGCTTTATCATTGCTGATATCTGCTCCTGCCATATCGCATCCAGCTCCTTCATCTCATACTTCTTAGCTGGGTCGACTGCAGAATCAGCCTGTTCAGCTAGGCTTTTGTCACTGTCCGAGACATACAGCATGTGATGTAATTTGCGGTGAGCGATATTGTAATACACTCGCGCTGTCACCACACCCATGTCCAATTGTTTACTGATTTCGATGAATGATAAACCATCGCCGTCGTGCAAATCCATCACCTCTTTTTCTCTAGCCGTCAGATTCATCGGCACGCCGTGGGCTGACGAATACTGACACAGCACCCGATAGATGTGGTGCTCAACACAGAAGAAAAGGAAGGCACAAGGATTCTGCGACTCTTTTTCCATTCTCTCAGCCTTCTGCAGAACACGCCACAGCCGCAACAGCACATCTTGAGCTATGTCGTCGTGGTATGGCGAGAAATTGTCATACTTCGACAGAAGAGTCATAATCATCGGCTTGCAGGCTGCAAGCAGCGCTTCTAAATCTTTGGTGTCAGCTGTTGCCACAAACTTAGCGAACAGCGCGTTGATTTGGTTCTTTTCATACATGTGGTCCTCAGCAGTTTCATTTTATGTCTCGGAGTTCTAGTCCTGCATAATACTCTTCGGCACTGGCAATGGCTAGCTGTAGTGTCTCTGAGCTTTCTGATGCTGGGTCGCCCTGTGGCAGAAAGCACATCTTGACCTCACGCCCATACTGGTGCAGCTTTTTCACCATTCGAACGCCGTCCGAATAGGCATCAGCATCAAGCATGACATAGAAGCTTGTTGACAGTGGCAGCTTCAGCAGCTTCATGAATTGGCCTTGGCTCATGTGCTTGCTGAGCAGCGACAATCCGCAGAACTCCCATCCCAGTTTGCGGTTGATGCCCATAGCATCAAACGCGCCTTCAACCAGCACCACATTCTGATACTCGTGAGCCCAATGAATTCCATAGATGGCTTCAGCTGTGGTAATGATGGTCTCGTCCTTGTGAGGGAAAAGATATTTTGGCTCTGCTCCCAGGAATGTCCTTGCTGAGAAGCAGACCACTTTCTCGTTCTCAATAATGGGAATGATGACTCGGTCTTTATAGCGACCAGCGCTGGCATAATAAATCTGATACAGTTGAATCTCCAGCTCATTGATGCCACGCTCAGTCAGATATCTGAACGCTTGGCAGGAGGATTGCGACAGCCCACCAATGATGGGCTGGAAATCTTTGAAGAAGTCAGTGGGTTTGATGTCGGCCACCTCCCTGACCTTGGCTTGGCGACCTTCGTCCAGGTCGCAGACCAAGCCTTCTCCGAACTTCTTCAGCAGAAAGCTCAGGTGTCCTGTCTCGCCGCAGAAATAGCAGTTGAACAGCCGCTTTTTTATGTTGATAAAAAAGTGGTTGTGAGATGGCGAGTCGCCACAGAACGGACAGCGAATAACATACTCCTCCTCGCCGACCCAGCTGCCGCCTTCAAAGATTTCTTCTATTGTCATTTGCTTCTATACCTTGGGCACTCCCACACAGGTGTCGTCATGCCATATCTCTTGTCGAACTCAAATAGCATCTGAGCGATGGGACAATTGCCAACACAGTTGGGCTTGAAATACTTGCACCGCCGAAAGCACAGACAATGTGCGCGGTGCTTGCCCTTCAAGTCGCTGTCGACCTTGACCTTGATGCTGTGGTGCTCATATAAAATAATTCGGCCCATGCTTCACCTTCCTATTGCGATAATCTCCAAAATCCACCATCAGCCAGAACCACCCCATGCCAAATAGAATGACCAACAATGCCAGCAATTTCCTCATGTTATCCTCTCAGCTTTCTGGTGTCAGGCACCAGTCTGCCATCACGCGCCGCCGCCGACAACTCGCGAGCGAATTCGTCGGGTGTGATAATCAGCGGCCTCGGTGGCACGAGTGAGTCAGCATACTTTTTCACTTCTTCCTCATACTTGGGCGAAGCCATAACCTCGTCCAGCATGCGCTGATATTCAGCAATAGGAACCTTCAGCAGATTCGAAAGCACATTCCTGGCGAACGCCATTTCAACCTGCATCCTGAATGCCAACTTTTCATTCATGCGCCTCTCTTGTCGCAGAATGCTGGCTGCACCGCCCGACAAGGCCATATACATGACCAGGCTTTCAATCGCATCATCAAGTCTGGTCTTGTCGTTGCTGTGAATCGGTGTGCTGGGAACTCTGCCGCCCTTCTTCATTTCACTCTCCTGTAAACATATTGCAGACTCGGAGTGACGTCAGCCCATTTGCGCTTCTCAGTGCGAAGGCGCTCCAGGAATCCCTTGCGCTCAAGCAGCCTCAGCTCGTTGCGCGTCAAGCCGCCATCGCCAGCTTTGATAGTCGTCTTCTGGGTCTCGTCGAAGGCGAGAATCATTTTTGTGTAGGCAGTTTCAGTTACAACTTTGGACATTTCTGGCAGCTCCTGATTTCTATCTCGCTCATGATTTGACTTCCTGATTCTGGCTCAAGCCAGTCAATTGGCTTATTGTGCAGCATGGCATATTCGATTTCACTCTTGGTGGAGTCGCCGACATAGCCGCCCACATTGACAACGAACACCTCGTCGGCCAAATCAATCTTGCGCTTGTGAACCTCGTCAATCAGCTCCTTCACGCCTTCAATATCGCCCACATGCGGCCCTTGAAATAAATATGAGGAAGGCAAAGCGCACCACGACAGGACGATGTGTCCCTTCTTGGTCATCTGCCACTGCTTAAGAAGCATCTCGTCGGTGAAGCGTGTTGACCCACACATGCAGATAATTCTTGGGCGCGGCTTCAGCAGAGGCGCAGGCGCGACAGCATAGTGGTGATGAGGACCAGTCCAGCCGCCCTCGCACTCATCAGTGCCAGGACAAGGTACTCTCATGGCTGGAACACACTCTACCATGCTGCTCTCACATGGAGCCAAGTCGTCGATGTCACAGCCACAATCCTCGCTGCACAGACCTTCAAAGCCATGCTCTTTGAGATAACTGATGACGATTTCTTTGATTGTCATTTCGGCTCCTTCCCAATCAGACTTCTAATATACCTCCCGCCACCAACTTTGTAAACACCCCAATCAATCCAGAGCAGGAAGTCTTTCAGCAGCAGCATTGTCATGCCTTTGGTCTCGTTGCCTTCAATGAGCATGGTCAGCCGGAAGCGCTTGGCCTTGCACACCCCAAACATATCCATCAACCGCGAGAAGTCGGTGGTGCGGAGCATGGCAATATGCTCTGACCGGAAAATCTTGAACACCACCAGTGGTGTGCGCTTCTCGATGTCAGCAACCTCAGCGGCCTGGGCCATCCACTCAAACAGTGCCGTCTCCTTGGCATAAAGCCCACAGAAGAACGGCTTCACCTCTTTGTAGCTCTTGCACTCAACCTCAAATGGCCAGCTATTGTCAAAGACAAGATATCGGCTCAGGTCCTGGCCTTCATAGCGCGTGATGGGAAAATCAGTTCTATATTTTAGTGCTTTTAAGTCCCCACGCACCTCGCCCTTCTTCGGAATGGGCTGTGGAAGAATTCTCAGGAACAGACCATCGCCGTCCGGATAATAGGCTTTTGTCAATACCTCTGCCACTGCGCGTTCATACGCCGAACCTTTTGCTTTGCCACCACCTGGTCTCATGCTTCTGCTCCTACAATCTCGCTCACACCGCTGTGTTTGCGGATTATGATTTCCTGCTCAAAGTAGTCTCTGAATTCGTTCAGGTGCGAAATGACAAAGATGGCTTTGTCCTTGGCCTCTTCAGCCAGCAGATTGACCACGCGCTCAACGCCCACTCGGTCAAGGCTGTCGAACACCTCGTCCAGCACAACCAGATTACAATTGTTGGCGTTGCGTTCAAATATCAGGCTCTGAAGCGCCAGCAGGATGGCCACATCAATGCGGCGCTTTTCTCCAGCCGACAATGTGGTGTAATCAACCTTGCCTTCGCCTCGGAAAATCTGGACATCGAATTTGTCACGCACGCCGCCGCCTTTGAGCGTTGACTCGGTGTCAAAAACAACGCGCATGTCCTCGCCGCAGAGCGCTGAGGCATAGAAGTTGACGCGACTATTCAATTCGGGCAAAATCTCATCGAGCAGCAGACTCTTGATGCCCTGATTGCCAAAGCCGCCCTCCCAGAATGCGAGATACAGAATGTCGTCCTTTGACTTGTCCAGCGCGGCACGGGTGGTGGTCAGAATCGCTTCATCGTCCTCAATGCGCTTGCCGATGCGCTCAAGGGTCTCAGTCAGGAACTTCTCGCGCTCGGCGAAGCGCGATTCCTGCTCAATCTTCTCTCTATCAAGCATTCCGATTTTGTCATTGAGCTGACGAATCTTCCCATCACTGGTGACCAGGAAAGTTTTCCTGGCACGGATGTCCTTATCAACACTGGATTTCAGAGAGATGATTTCGTTCAGGTCTTTGTCCCACTTGGCGCGGCCTTCCGCTTCAACCTTTGCTAGCTTTGAGATTTCTGCTTCAGCAGCGTTCTTGTCAGCCACAAGGTCCTTTATCTCGTCGTTGTAATGCTTGGCCACGTCCTCAATTGACTCAGCCAGAATTTTCTGGCCGCAGGTGGGGCAATTGCTCTGGCCCTTGAGTGTGCGCAGTGCCTTCAGTTTGGTCTGTAGCTTCTCAATATTGCCATTGATGTTATTGACCTCAACGCGCTTCTGAATAGCTGGGCGTGAAGCCTGAATCACATAGGTGCTTTTCTGCCTCTCAGCGTCAACAACAGCCTCAAGCAAATCCTTGTTGTCTTTTTCTAGCCCAGCCAGCGCTAGGTTGGCGGCTGTGTTCTGAACAGTCTCGCCAGCCAATTGAATGCGCAGCACATCCAGCTCCTTGGCGATATTGTCAAGATGAATCTTGGCGCCATCGCGGTCTTTGGTCAGAGCATCAAGGCTATTCTCGGCCTGCTCATAATCTCCCAGCGCTGTATTCATAGCCGACTCAGCAGAGTTGATGCTGGCCTGCTGAAGCACCATATTGTCACGAACCTCTTTCATATTGAGGCGCACATCTTTCTGTGCTTCTTGATAGCGGCTCATGAGCAAAATCTCGTCAAAGATTTGCTTTTTGTCGGAGTCACGCGCCTCGGTGAACCGCTGCGCTTTTTCTCCGAACACAACCGCCGCACTGAACACCATCCAGCTCATGCCAACCATAGCTTCAATCGCTTCCTGAGTGACCTGTGAGCCAGCGCCGGTCACATCGTCCTCATTCTGAAATAGAATCACCTGGTTGCCACGCTCTTTGTCATTGCGATAGCGCTGAATGGTATAAAGGGAAGTGCCTGTGTCGTCACAGAACATGACCTGGACGAAACAGTTGCGACCCTCAGCCCAGTTGACAACATCGCCCACAGCCGCGCCGCGCAGCGTCTTGCCATACAGACCCCAGCACAACGCTTCGAACAGAGCAGATTTGCCGGCCCCATTGCTGCTGCTCATGGCTGAGCCTTGAACCTCTCCGCCAACGAATATCAATCCGCTGTCAGGAAAGGAATAGCTCATCCGCTTGAACGACATAAAATTGATGGCTTCAACTGATAGTATTTTCATTGCTCACTGTCCCATATACTTCTTGCCCATCTCAATAAGCCGCTCAGGGTCAAGCTCAGTGTTGCGTGCCGCCACATATTTGCTCACCAGCGTTTCGATGTTATCAGAGAACTTTAAGTTGCCGCGCTCCTTTTTATCTGACTCAGAAATGAAACTCACTCGCTTCCATTTCAGGTTTCTGATATTCTCTGGCAGGTCACGACTGTGGCTCTTGATGCGAAAGAAATCAGTGTCCTGTCGACCACATTCAGGAAGCTCAGCCAGTTCTTTTCCGTCCAGCTCAATATCGATGAATCTAGGTGCTATTCCGCTCGCGCGGAATTGCGCCTGCTCTTTGTCGGTGTCAAGAATCCACCATCCGTGCTCCTCACCAGTGTCACTGAAATTATGAGCCAATGGCGCTCCAATGCTGAATACGTTTGGAGCATATTGGCGCGGCGTGTGGTAGTGCCCAACGAAAGACCAGCGAAACTTTTCGCTCAGTTGTTTGGCATCAAGTCCCTTCATGACCTCAATGCCGCCGTATCTGCTGCCAATCACATCCTGATGAAATAGACCAATGCTATGGTCGTCAGTTTTCCAGTGATTGAGCAGCGCCTGAAGCTCATCCAGATTGCGCTTGTAGTTGAACACGAAGAGATTCCACCGGTCTGGAGTCGAACGTGTAGATAATCGCAGGTCAACAACCTCTTCAAAATGAACATTATCAACCAGACCACTCAGCGCTTCTACCAGCACAGGGTCTTTGCCCCAATTCTTGTAGTCGTGGTTACCAGCGCACATATAAATAGGTGCTACCTTGGCCAGACTTTCAAAGGCCTTGATGGTGTGCCAGATAACTTGGCTGTCAACGAAATTCTTCAGATGAAAAACATCGCCACCAAAGCATATCGCATCCACCTTGCTCGCCTTGGCGTCCTCCTCAATGGCATGAAGCGCTCCCAGGCCATCAAGCATACGACTATTCAGTCCATCTTTCAGCTCACTGAATTCCTGATAGTTGTGCTCGTGAAGGTCACTGAAGAATAGGATTTTCATTTATTCTCCTCAACTAGGAAACCAAGGTCGTGGCAGATGCCATCAAAAATGTCGTTTGCTGAAATGTCGCCGACCGCCCAATGCACAATGGCCATAGCCCATTTGTGCTTTGCTTCATAGAATTTCTTTCTGCTCACCTTAACTGGCAGGACAGGAGTGGGCGAAAGGTCAAGGTGTGCAAGAGCAAATACTGCCGACAGTGGCATGCTCCAATAACGCCCTCTGTCGTCCACGAAATTCACAATTAGTTCCTCTGTAACGGCTGATGGGAGCGAAGCGTCGTCCTCCAATGGGCAGTCATCAGGGACATCCATCACGCTGCCTTCAAGCTTTTTGGGCTCGGGCCTTTCGCCATGGATACACCACATAGTCTCTTTGTCTGTGAGAGCAGCCAGATTTGTAGCGAAAGGACACTCATCACAATGTGCCACCGCTATGATTTTCATTTCGCCCTCATCGCCATCTTCTCAAATGGCGCCACGAAGTTGTCGAAGTGGTCAAGGATATGGTCAAAGCCGTATTGCTCCGCGAACCTCATCACATGCTCCTGAAGCTCTGTGACTGGGCCAGGACAGATACAGCCCTCAGCCATCTCCTCCTCAGGGATTGTCATCAAGGTCACCAGCGTCAGCTGCCGCGCTAGCTCATCCTCGTCCTTCAGCGCCGTCAATATCAGCTTCTTGCCTTCCTTGGTGCTTTTGACATGGCCCATTTCTTCAATTAGCTTCACAGCCTTTTTTGGACCAATGCCACGAATGCCTGGGATATTGTCACTCGCATCACCAACCAGCGCTTTATAAAAGGTGAATTGGGTGATTGGGATTCCAAATTCCTGCTCAACCCAATCAGCATCAATTTCAAGTTTTTTGATAGGCGAGAAAATCCTGACGTCTGAAAAATAGTGGAGCAGCTGGAACATGTCCTGGTCGGTGCTGATGACTATGCGCTCGCCTGCTGGTGCCCACTCCTGACTCAGCAGAGTGAAAATCGTATCGTCGCCCTCACGATAATTGATTTTGAATTGTGAGAGGCAGAGGCCTTGAATCACCGGAACCAGCTGCCTCATCTGTGTGAAAAGAATGTCGCGCTCGACCTTCTCAGCTTCTGTCCAGTCACGCTTTTTTCTTTTGTATTCTGGATAGATGGACTTGCGACGTTCATCGCGACCACCATCCCAGACAACCATTATCTGGTCGGGATTGAAGCGCTCGACATAGCTGCGAATCATCGCCAGGGTGATTTTAATCACCTCAGTCCGCTGTCCTTTATAGAACAGCGGCGCTTTCCCCAAGGCCTGGAAAGCCGTGTTGTTGCCGTCAATGATAATAGTCTTCACTTTGAGCTCTGGTGTGACTCGTAAATCTCAGGGAAACTATCAGCGCGGAAATTCTTTTTGTCGCCAGGAAACTTGAACCAGCCCCTGCCCTCGTCCTCAATCTCGCCGTGGCGAACCATGTAATCAAGCAGTCCGGAGTATGGGTCTATCGGCGCTTCGGTCATCATCTCAAATTGAACCATGCCGAACGGCTTTCCGACCTTACATTTCTCAACCACCATCCGTCCCTTTGCTCCGATTTGTTCGAGGGTTGTCTCGTCCTTGAGTTTGCCAGCAAGATGGATGTGCATACGAACAGAGGCAGTGAATTTCAAGGCCTTGCCTCCCACTGTGTCAACTTTTTCACCATACATCACACCAATCTTGTCGCGAATCTGATTGATGAAAATCAGACAGGTCTTAGTGCGATAGACCTCAGCCATGATTTGTTTCAGGCCATCGCTGATAACTTTCGCGCGGCGCATTGAAGCCTCATTGCGACCAATCTCTTTTTCAAGGTCTTCCATGCCAGGAGTGGCCGCCACTGAGTCCCAAACGATTGTGAGCAAGTCGGTCTTGTGCTCATCACGGAACTGCATGATTTCCTTAATGCGCTTGAATATGTCCTCAATACTGACGAGCATCCGGTCGGGGTCGGGATACACCAATGATTCGACATCAATGCCTGTTAGCTCAACAAGACCGCCGTCTAGAGAACGCTCAGTGTCCAAGAGTGCGGCCATCCCTCCTAGTTTTTGAGTCTCAGCGATGATGTGTGCAGCGATGCGGCTTTTGCCAGAACTAAAATCGCCATAAATCTCAGTGAGTTTTCCTGCAGGGATGCCTCCGCTTAATACTCTGTCAAATGCTTTGATGCCTGTCGGCACACGAAACTTAGCTAAATCGGCAAAGCGTTTTGTCAGGTCGATGCTCCCGACCACCTTCCGGATGTCCATGACTATGCTATGCCTTTTTACCAGCAGCCACTCGAGCCTTGACCGCTGCGATTCTGTCTTTTAAGTCGCCGCCAGCAGCGGCAGGTGCGGCAGTCTTGGGCTCTTCCTTCTTGGCAACCGGCTTAGGCTCTTCCTTCTTGGCAACCGGCTTGGGCTGAGGAGTCTCGTCGCCTTTGCCCTCATTCGGGTCAACGAGAATCTCCTTCTCCTCGGCAGGCTGCGTTTCCTCGGCAGGCTGCGCCGCAGTGGCAGCGGCTTGGTTCTCTTCAGCGCGGCGCTTCTTCAGCTCATCGCGCTCTTCCTTGGTCCCGAATGCCTTGATTTCACAATCGTGGTAGTCCACAGGCTTGTAAATGGCAATCTTCTCAGCGACCAGGTCGATAATCTGCTCATACCACTGCTTGACCTCATCGGTCGTGCCCAGTTCTGCAGGGTCAAGATACTGAACGTCGTACATAGTGCTGGGCTCAGAATCAGGATAGAACTTGACAAGGACATCGCGACCAGCCTTGGCCACTGCACCCTTGTCGTCATAAGAATCGAAAATGTTCGCGGTGCGACCACGGCTCGCAACATTGCGAACGATGCGCTCCCAAATGGCCTTGCGCGGCGCTTCATACAGCAGCACCTTGGGCAGCTTGTCGAGCTTGCCATCTTTGAAATCCTGGTATGCGTTGCGGTCGATGACGTTGAACACGCCCAACCGCTTGACGCCATACCTGGCCGCAGATTTCTTGACCTCGGACTTCTTGGTCTCGTCCTTCTCGTTCTTGATGCTGTCGTAGAGAGCCTTGCGCCGTTCGCAGGCAGGACACGGCTGGCCGAACATCTCTTCCATACAGATGAAGGCCTCATAGTCCTTTTCGCCGTGATTGACAAAGTGCTTGGCGACCTTCAGATAATAGGTCGCGCCACTGCCCACCCTGGCCGGCATGATGCGGATGACATTGTCGGCAGGGTCTGGCTTGGGCTTCCAGAAAACATTCTTCCAGTCAAAGCCTTTCCGCTTGGCTTCGTCTTCCAGGAACTTCTTGTCCTGCTCCTGGTCGGGTTGAGCAAATTTCACGTCGTTCATCATGACTCCTTTTTACGCATGTTGATGAAAATCTCTGGGTCTGCTTGCGCTCGCATGTTTGAGGCTAGTGTCACGAGCATGTCTTTGCGATGGACAAATGCCTCTTTGATTGCGCGCAGTGTTCCCGCTTGTTTCTTTGCCTTGTTCAAGGCGATGACGGCAGCTGTGTATTCCTCGTTGAGCTTGATTTTGTTACTGATGTTGGCTTCAGTGATTTTGGTGTTGGCTTTTGCGGCCTCAGTTCTGAACACATCATCCAACGCTGCCTCAGTGGTTTCCAGATTCAGCTTGGAATCGGCCACTTCGCCCTCAGCCGCTTCCTGCATGACCGCATAAAAAGCGTATCGGGCTGGCTGACTTTTCAGGTCCTCGTTGATGGTCTCTTCGGAGAGCTTGAGCTCCTCATCAGGGTCAAGTGTGTGGACCTCGCTGCCAATGATAATGTCGAGTTTTCCTATCACGATGTAATCTCCTTTATTTTCAGTGCTTTAGGAAGGCTTGCCAAGGCTTCATCAAACTGCGAGCTCATGCCTATATTATACTTGAAATGGCACATATCGCAAAACATTAGCCTAACAGCCTTGAAAACATTTCGCCGAACTTAGCGACCGCCGTATCAAGCAGAATCTGATTCTCAGCGCCATACAGAACCATGGCTGGGTGAACGCCCCAGACAATCCAAGCGCCGACTCTCTCGTTCCACTCAACCTGGCCATTGCGCTCCATGATGCTGGCGTCCTTATTGCCAGTGAAGAAGCGCAGCGCCGTCTTGCCCAATGACAGGATGAGTTTGGGCCTGGTCGCCTCAATCTCCTTCCGCAGCCACTGCACACCGCAGAAGTTGACTACAGACTGGTCAGTGATTTTGTTGTCCTTTGGGCGGCACTTAAGAACGTTGGTCACATGAACGCAATCACGGTCAATCCTCTGCTTGGCCATTGTGTCCCATAGGGTCTTGCCTGCTCTGCCTGTAAAGCCTTTTCCTTCTCTGTCTTCGTCACCTCCTGGTGCCTCTCCCACTATCATTGCTCCTCCGACCGCGCTCGGGCTGAATGGCACTGGTGCTTTACACTCCTTGCGGCCTGCGCAAGCGGCACAAGCCTTGAGTTCTGTCACCAGTGTGTCAACCGCCGCGCCATCAAAGCCGACGATGCCGCCCATTTCCAAGTCGTCAAAATCACCAGCCTTGATGTCGTCGAGAAGATAGATGCGTGAGGCAAATAAACTTCCGTTGACGCTAGGTTTGTTCGCCCACATTAGGACAATTCGCCCAGCGGCTTCTTCAATCAGCGCCTTCTTTTTCGGGTTGTGATAAAGCTCACCTGTCACAGTGGCATAGGCATGGTATGTGTCATCGCGGAACACGCCATAAACGCCACCCAGGTCAGTGGCATAACCTTTACTGTCGGCGCTCTTGGCAACTCGTGTTCTGTAGCCGTATTTCATTTCATCGAATTTGCCCAGATACCAGTGGAATGGCAATACGCCTGTGTCAATTGACTTGCCCACCATGGTGAGCTTTCTGATATCAAACTTCTGCGTCAGCACTTCGATGAATTTCTTATTGCTGCCGAAATAGTCTTCTGTCATTTCGAAATTGAACACATCCTCGTCGATGGCGATTTCAGTTTCAGCCACCACATCAGCCAGCTGAGCCTCGTCTTCTGGCAGCGACTTATTGTCACTGATATAGACCAACAGCTTCTTGCGCGTAGTCTCGTCCATGATGTCGCTGAAGGCCTTGGCCACCAGCAGCACCTTGACCTTGCCGACATTGACAATACGCTTGGTCACAGCCTTGCGGAATTCCCAGAAGTCTTTGAATTGGCCGCCACAGGTCTGCCGCGCATTGAAGATGTCCTCAGCTATACGGCTGCTGATGCCTTTGATAATATCCAGACCGGCACGCAGTGTCTTGTCGTCCTCGATGCGCCATGTGATGTCAGACTTGTTGATGTTTGGTAGCTTTGCCTGCAAGCCGTGGCGGTTGGCATCGTTGAGCAGCTCGGTGATATCGGTTTTGTCATCAGCGCGTTGCAGTGAAGCGCAGTAGAATTCAATCGGATAGTGAACCTTTGTCCACATCGTCCAATAGCCCAGCACTGTGTATTCAACGCTGTGGCTTTTATTGAAGCCATACGAGCCGAAGTATTTCATCAGACTGAAAACTTTGTTGGCCTCTTCCTCAGTCATAGAATTCAGCCGCCGCACGCCTTCAAGGAACAGCTGACGAAAGGTCTCAAACTTCTCCTGGCCCTCACTTTTGCTGACGACCTTGCGGATAATGTCAGTGGTGCGCCAAGGAACATCACCCAGCCGGTTGAGCATATACATGACCTGCTCTTGGAAAAGAACAATGCCATGAGTCTCTTCAAGAATCTTCTTCGTAGCCGCACTGATATAAGTTGGCTTCTTCTGACCATTCTTCAGCAAGATGAATTCACTGGCAAGGCCGCTGCGCAGCGTGCCTGGTCGCCATAGCGCGTTGACCTGATACAGCTCCTTGAAATTAATAGGCTTGAATTCCCTGAGATACTGCATCATGCCGGCAGAGCCAAACTGAAACACACCAACACTGTCGGCTCTGCGGAACAGGTCGAACACCTTTTCCTCATCAAAGGGAATGGCCAGAAAATCTATTTGCTCTTTTTTGCGCTCAAGGACAGACTTCTCTATGCGACTCAGAACATTGAGTGTCTTCAGTCCCAGCGCATCAATCTTCATCATGCCCATATATTCAAGGTCTTTCTTGTCCCAATTGACAGCGATTTCGCCGTCCTTGGTTCTGGACAGGACACATTTCTCGCCGCTGTATAGGTCAGTGACGTCAACCACCAGACCAGCAGCATGAATGCCCTTGGTCTTGACCAGCCCTTCAATGACCTTGGCTGTGTCAATAACATACGGATATTTGGAATGGAAATCCTTTGCATTCTCAAATAGCGTCACTGTGTCTTCAACTGTAAAGTCGGCTCGCGCATCGCCGCCCGACCGGACGAGGATTTGCTTGGCAACTCTATCAACCTCAATCAGTGGCACATCGAACACTCGACCAACATCTCGCACTGAGCCACGACCCTTGGTGTTGGCGAATGTGGAGACATACGCCACCTTGTTCGCGCCGTATTTGCCACGCATATATTCGATGACCCTGATGCGCTCGCTGTCCTCAAAGTCAATGTCAATGTCAGGCAGGTCATGACGACCAGGGCTGATGAATCGTTCAAAGGCCAAGTCATAGTCAAGAGGATTGACCTGGGTGATGCCCATGATAAAAGCCACAAGGCTCCCGCCCACCGAGCCACGACCAGGACCAACCTTACAGCCATTGGTCTTGGCCCAGCGAATCATGTCCTGAACCAGCAGGAAGTATTCCGCAAAGCCGCCCTCAATGATTTGGGCTAGCTCATACTCCATCCGTTCAAGTGCCTTCTCGTCATTGCAGAGTTTGTCGTCGGCCACAAAGGCCTCTTCGCAAACCTTGCGCAAATAGACTGCAGGGTCAGCCTTGGCTTCAGGATAAGCCACAGGAATGCTGACGGCTTTTTCCTCCAATGGAAAAGTGCACTTGTCAGCAATCTCGTCCCACACAGCCGTCATCGCCGCTTCATCATTCCAGCCAAAGACCTTCATGCTGGCGACCATCTGGTCATAGTCCTTCATATATATATCAGCTTGGTCAATCTCCGGCTTCATGTTGGGGTCAATGCGGAAATTGTAGCTGATGGCACGCACGACCTCGCGAGCCTTCCAGTCCTTGGGCTCAAGATAGTGAACGTCGTTGGTGAAAGCAACCTTCAGGCCCATGCCTTCCTGGATGCTTTTCACCATGTCATTGACGCCGAACTGCGGCTTGTGGTCTTTTATCAGTATGGCTTCAAGATAAAAGTCCTCGCCGAATTTCTCCAGGAATATCGGCAGCAGCTTATCCCAGTTGGGATGGCTCAATATGCCATCGCGACAGGCCGTCATAACCACAATGTCGTGCATGTGAGTGAAAATGTATTCCCAATCAATGCGCGGCTTGTAGTAAAGCCCATCAAGGTTGGCCACAGTCAGCGCCTTCATGATGCTGGTGAAGCCGTCGCGATTCTTGGCCAGCGCCGTCATGTGATAGCGATGCTTGCTCTCACGCTCCTTCAGGTCATCAACCACATAGAACTCACAGCCCAGCAGCGGCGCAGCCTTGGTCTTCTTGACCTCTTGATAAAACTTGACAGCGCCATCAACAGTGCCATGGTCGGTCATGGCCAGCGCCTTGACATTGAAGCGCTCAATCAGTCCAGCCAACTGGTCAATGCGGACCAGGCTGTCCTGAAGGCTGTATTCAGTGTGGAAGTGAAGGTGCGTGACTGGCTTCATTTAAATTTTCCTGTCGCCCCATCCCACGGTCCATTATAAATAATGACGAAAATGATATCCACATTCTCGCCGCGCTCTTGTAAACAGTGACCTCTGTGATGATTGTCCTGCAGACGACGCTTAATATCTTCAAAATCAACACGTCTATGGTCAATTGTGAAAATTCTACGCCAAGGAGCGCCTTCTTCTCTCTGAATATCACCAGGACCAACTGATGTGTGAGGCCAGCAGCCAACCTTGCTATTATAGGCATACAGAGTGGCAAGGCCATCATTGGGAGCATCAGATTCAACCACATAGTAATCCATACCACCATCGTGATTGAATAGACCATCAGAAACCATTCTGGAATCTGCATGGTCCTTCAGAACGGTCCAATAAAATTTCCCGTCCTTAAATGGAAATGGAATCATGTCCTTGCTCATCTCTTCTCCTCCTTATCAAAGCTCACAGCCTGCGGCGCTATGCGGACAGCGCGGTTGATGCTGTCAAGAGTCAATGGGTCGCGCTGAAGATAATTGGTCGCATAGATGGTTATCTCGCGCACAAGGCCGGTCAGCTGCGGAATGTCCAGCGAGAACTTCTGGAATGAGCGCAAGCCGTATTCCAGAATCTCCTCGAAATACTTATTGCCAAGGTGTGACTCCTTGATGCTGTAGACAATCACCGCCAGCCAGTCAACGAAGTCCACCAACCGCGCTTCCAGGTCTTCCTTGCTCTTGGTGGTGTGCCAGAGCTCATAATAGTTCTGGCCCTGCTCGGATTCAAGAATGCCTGTGAGATACTGCATGCTGCGCTCGTTCATCTTCTCAAGCTCAGTCTTGAAGCCAGCGGTCTTGAGCACCTTGATGATATCGCCCGAAACGATTTCCTCAACGTCGTGGAGCAGCGCCATCTTCATCAGCTTCAGCTTGTCGATTGCCATGCTGTGAACGTCAGTCAAATAGTCGGCCACCAACATTGACATCAGTGCCACATAATAGCTATGCTCGGCCACCGACTCGCCGTTGATTTTCGGAGTGTTGTTGTATCGAATGATACAGCTCAACCGATTCTGCTGCTCAATGACAAACTTGACCAGGCCTTTTTCTCTTGTGTTCATATTAGCTCCTCATAAAACTTTTAATGCGGTCATTGAATCTGCCCTTGCAGGACTGGAGCAGTGGGCTCTTGCCACAGGTGATGGCATGAGGACAAAAGCCATCGCGGTCGCAAGGCGCTGAGAACAGGCAGCTGAATTCAGTGCCCATCTTGTCACATACCTCTTTTATCATCATCAGCGCCACAGTCTTAAATTCGCCCTGCGTCATATTACAAAGCCGCGCTGATATCAGCCCAATCAGCGCTCGCAGATTGATACTCATGGTGATGGGCGAAAATATGTTCAATGGCAGGATGCCACGCGCCACCTCTGTGGGCTCGCCCCATGTAAGCATGTCATTATAGCTGTCCTGGATATCCAGCATAGCATCTTCATAAGCTCCCTGGTCCTTAACATTCGGTGGGATGTGATACTGCTGGTCCTCAGCGAAGTGCTCTTTCGGAACCACTCGCATGCTCTGGATAGAATAGGCTGCAGTGCGATGACGCGTGAGCTGCTGCTGGAAGGCACGGCTGACGTTCTTGAACACCCACACCATATTGACAAATTCCTGAACACCACCGCTCAGTGGTTCAGCTGCGAGATACTGAACGAAATCAGCCCTCAGCTGTGGCGTGATGCTGGGGTCAAGCAAGAACTCCTCCATTGAGTTCGGAACCTGGCCGTGCATGTTCTTGAATCCGAACAGCATGACCTCAATGGGGTTGGGTGTGAAAGCGATTAGCTTGACAACCGGCTCTTGGTTACTCATTGTGCTCTCCTCTATTATACCTTATTTTGTGGCTAGGACAGTGCAGGTGTGGTTTTCTCATCAGGAGTCCTCCCCTTCCCTGCCCTCCTGGGTTTCGCTGTAAATAATGGTCTCCAGCGCCTGAGCGGTGCTTTTAAAAACATTGAGGCCAATTGTCTGACAATAGGCTTCAGGATTCACCAGCATCACTGTGAAGCCGCTGGCTGAAATCTTCTCCGCAAATTCAATCTCGTCTTCAATCACATAGCAGTGCGAGCAGTCTTTGAATAGCCGTTCAATCAAGAGATGCTTGTCCTCGGTGAAATAGATATAATCAGTTGGAATGCTGTGAGCCACCAGCCAGATAAGTGTGTCCTGAGCCACCATAGGATTCTTGTATGCTGGCCGCGAGCTGACAATGGCAATACGCCATCCCATCTCAACCAGCCTGTTCAACAGCGCAGGGATAGCTGGGCTCATAAGCTCAAGGTCGCGCTTGCGACCACTGGCTCTGTATTCCTCCTTCATGTTTACATAGTCGTCTCTGTCAAGACCTTCTTTGGCCTCAATGATGGTGCTGAACGTCAAGCCTGTTCTGGCTTTGATAAACTTGAGCCACGCCGCCGTATAATCGACCAGCGTGTTGTCGATATCCAGCACCACCACCTTCTTGTCTGTCACAGATACCTCTTCACCACGTCGTGGATGAGAATGTTCTCATCCCACTCCGCGAATCGGCCAACGAACTCGATGCTGGCACAGGGACTTTGGAGCGGCCCTGGTGACAGAAAGTATGCCCAAGGCACTTCGGCATACGCGCCGCCGATTTTCTGAGAGCCTGTAAACTCTGCCACCACCTCCGATGACAAATTACTGATGCGCAAAAGGTGCTTGGGCTGCGAGTCGAATGTGGGATAATAAACATATCCCTTGGTGTCGCTGTCCTTGGTCATCCATTCAGGAAACTGCTCCGAAGGAATGCGACAGTCCTTAATGTGACAATACTGCTTGCCCACGAACACAAAGCTGGGCTTGGCCAGCTGAGGCCAACGCAGCAGCCGCCAGAACACCGGCGCTGGAATCGTTGACACCAAATGCTCAAACTCAAGGCTGAGACCGCTGGCCGTTTCGATGTGATTGTCATGGATGGCCGTCACCATATCAGAAATCATATGGTGGGTGCCGATTTGAGCAGACAGACCGACCTCAAGCACCTTCAAGTCGATGTCGAAAAATTGGAACGAATTGTCCTTGATGTCTCCGAGCGCCACATCACGACCAATGGCCAAGCTCACCTGCCGACTCTTCATGAAATATTGCCATGCGAGCGCTGCTGGCAGGCTCCTTCGGAACACGCCGCCATAATTGTATTCCACTTGGCACTCTCGGACCTTGACCTCACTTTGAACATAGGTCAGCTGGGCACCAAGTTTGTATGTGTCCTTGAGCCAGCCAGCAATAGCTTCATCATAGTGAAGCACTACTGGTGAAATATGCTTGGCCACCATGTCCTTGTGCTGAAGCGCTGAGATGACGGTGTAACCAGGATGAAGCGCTGCATACACCAGCCCTGATAAACCGCCACCAATGACAAACTTTTTACTCATCTTTCTTCTCCCTGACCAGACCTTTATACAGCAGTGCATAGTTGATGGTGTCAACAACCAGGTCATCAACACTATCAATGCCACCAGGAAAGCCGCGCTCTTCGGCACGAATCATTCGGCAGCATTTTTTGACAATCTCATTCACAGCCCGATGGCGAGGATTGCTGGCATCAATGCCAAGCAGCTTGGCCAGCGCCGCCTCCTGCTTGAAGGAGGCCAACACATCAGCCTCGGTGGCATATGCCGACTTGAGTTCCAGAACATCTGCAGCTGAAAGCATCGTGCAGTGCGCCATTGCCAAGAAGTCTTTTCGTTTCACTTATCCCTCCAGGTCGGTGAATTTACAGCGAAGTTTATCAATGCGCAGACTAACACTTTCGCGGTCTGCCACCTCTCGGCCACCAGCGATGAAAACAGTTATCTTGTTCTCGCTGTCGCGCATGGCTTCTGGATTTTCTTTCTCCTCAGTTCTGGGCTGATACTTATTCAGCGTCAGAATCAAGTCGGCATCGCGCATGGGGCCAATTGAATCAGCTGAATCGTCCATGTCAACAATCTTTTTTGTGAATGAGCCACGAGTGCTCTGGTGTAGCAGCCAGATAGCATAGCCGCCACGCTGGGCCAATGATAATAGTTCCTTGGTGATTTGGCCGAACAAGTCATACTTGTCGCCAGCATCAGTAATTTTTTTGTTGTTGCTTATCATCAGTCCCAGATAATCCACAATAATCAGTTCTGGCTCATATTGATTATACATACGCAGCCGGTCAAGGTGGTTCTCAATGGCCATGGGCGAGCAACTCAATGCTGGGAAGTGCTTCAGCTCAATGCGCTCAATCCCAGGCCGTCCATAGAATTCATTGACCTTCTCTCTGACCTGGTCGGCGTATTCGGGCCGCACCACCAGGTCTTTCGAAATGTCACAGATTCGCGCATCATACAGAACCTGAAGCCTGTCCTCTGAACCTTCCATAATATAATGAACGACCTTGATGCCACCATCAGGATTCGTGGCTGCACCCACCGCCATGTTGACTGAGAAAATGGTCTTACCGCGCTTCATTGGGCCCATGATGACTCCCAACTCACCGCGCCCAAGCCCACCGCCCAGTTTGCGGTCTAATGAAGGAATGCCTGTGCTGATGGCTGTGTCACGGCGCGTCAGCCCATTGCGGCGCTGCTCAAGCCTATTCTCAAGATTGCCGAAATAGAACACTCCGATATCCTGATTGAGTTCGCCGATGGCCAGAGCGGCCCGAACTTTGTTCAGAATTTCTTCATAGTTCTTCTGCTTCTTGACAATGTCGGCTGCGTCGGATACAGCGTTGCGCACCGCCTGTGTTCGCGCAAAGACGACAACCTTGTCGCGCACATAGTCGAATGTGCTCGGGTCCTGCACAGCTTTGGCATAGACATCAATCACCGCATCGAACACGCGCCGATATTCGTCAACCGGAAGGCGGCTGTCTGCTCCCAGCAGCTCCTCAAACTCCTGTGTGAATTCCTCCAGTCCAATTTGGCTGTGATACTTTTGGAAGTGCTTGTAGAGAATCACCGCCATCGCACGCAGGGCTGGGTGGTCAAAGAACTCCGGCTTGATGACATCAATGCTCTGTGTGAAGCCTCTGGGCTCAAGCAGCAGCATTGCGAGTATCTTGTTCTGTATGGCAGCTGAATAGTCGAATGTTGTTTCAGACATATTTGTAGACCTTATCCTCAGCAATCTCTTCGCGCAGCCGGTCTCGGATAGCAGCAAGGGTCTTGACCATGCGCTTATCCAACTTTTTCATTGCCTGGGTCCTCTTGGCCTTCAGCTCATCTGACTTTTCTGTCAGCGGAGCAACCACCAGATATTCAGGACTCACATGTCCTATTCTCACCATGACCTTCAACTCAAGCAAGGCCATGTCCTCATCCAGCACCCCAACAATGCTCAGCACCTTGCGAAGTCGCCTTGAAAATCTCTCAATGCTGTTCCGCAAAGCCACCTCAGCTTCAGGCGCTAGCCGCTGCTCAATAGCTTTCTGCCGCGCCGCAGGGTCAGAATGAATAACCTGATTGTGGTCCAGCCACTTGCGAAAACGCTCACTGGCCTTATCAGAAACGAATATCGGAAAGGCCGGAAAGATTTTGTAATAGGTCAGCTCCTCAAATTGCGCTCGCATGAAAATCTCAGGCGGCACATTTTCCTGCAGTGCCAGAGTGATGAGCTTCCGAATCCAGTCCATCTTGGCCTTTAGCGTTTCTGGCTTCTGGCTGGGTGCCAAGAAGTATGTGCGCTTCTTGGTGTAGTGCTTCATCAAATTGTCATAGGTCTTGGCCAAATAATAAATGGCCTCTGGTCTAGACATGTCTTCGTTCAAAGCCTTGAGGTCCTGCTCAACCGCCGCTGTCTCAAACTTTTCTTCACTCATGCTCTGTCTGCCTGAATGGAAAACGCTCTGGCAGCCCTGGGCTGCGCCCACGCTGCGTGGGCTGCTGGGCAAGAAACGCTCGAAAGACTTCGTCTTTCTCTCTTCTTGGAGGGATTCCTCACGGAATCAAACGCGAGGAGAAGACGTTCAAGACACATCATAACAAGTTGAAATCGACCCTTTATAAAGCATTGAGGTGAAAGTGCTGGCGTTTGCTTTATCGATTCGTTTGGTGAAGCCTTGGCTCTCCCCATAAGAATTTCCATTGCTATAACAAATCGATAAAGCATTATCTTACACAATGTCGTTGTTCAAAACGGAATAAAAGGTCTTCTTGCCGACCTTGCCGACTGAGTGGATGGCTCCGTCGCGGCCCAGTGCGGTCAGACAGCGATACA